TTAGTTTAGATGCTTCTTCGATTGAGTCTTTACTATCTTCTTTTAGTTCAGGAAATTCTTCACACATATGTCTGAATAATTGACAACCCATTTTAGAATGTAGTGATTCATCCCTTACACTCCACTTCATCTGCTGTCCGATACCTTTCAATAAGTTTCTCATTTGGAATGAGTAGAGAACAGCAAAAGAGGAATATAGAGATACTCCTTCAGCAAATGCTGAGAAGATTGCCAAACTTCTTGCTACCTCTTGTCTTGCTTTTGGATTTGTTGCCAAATCTTCATGTGTCCAATCTGCTGAAGTTTGAGTTAAGAGTTCAAACTTTTCAGCAACCGCAGGTTCATGCAGAAATGCTGAAAAGTCATCCAACCCTAATGTTTCATTTAAATAAGAATATGCCGTTGCATGGATAGTTTCTTGGGAACCAAACATCATAGCCATCTGCTTAATCTCATGCTTTGGAAACCATTTGGTTACCATCGTAGTCCAATAATCAGATACAGCACATTCAGTTTGAGCAAATCCTAATAGAATATTACCAACCAAATGTTTTTCATCCGATGTAAGATTTTCATTCCAATCTTTAACATCACCCTGCATTGAGATTTCAGTATGTAACCAAAATGCTTGTGCTTGTTTCAACCAGCCTTCTTCATAGTACACTGGAAATTCGAATGGTTTGTAAGGAATTCTTTCTGTGAATAATTTGCTCATAATTGGATTTATTTAGATTCTTCTACTGAGAGTTTTCTGTAATCCGTTACCAATTTTTTGATTTCACCAATATGCTTACGAGCTCTTGATTTAGCTGCTTTGGTTGTTCCGTTGTGTTCTAATTCAAACTGAGTATATAACTCTTTGATTTGTTCGAAAATTTCTTGCGAATTTGCCATAAAATTTATTATTTTTAATTGTTAAAGTTTCCAACCCTTATGTGAGTTGGGTGATTATAACTATTGTATATATTGGAAAAAAATCCATTACAAAGTTAAATTTTTAATTTTTTTTATTTGATAATTTTAATTACCACATTTTGATGGATTGGTAATTTATCCAAAATTTTCTACATATTTTTTATGCAATAATTTCTTTTCCATTTGCTCCCCATCGTTACTTTCCTTCGATGCAATTATACCATCCGATGAAGTTGCATCATAAACTTCAATTTGTCCAACATTAGTATCCATCTTAGATGGAAATGTTAAACCATCTGGNCCAAATCGGTTTTTCATTACGTGAAATCTAGCAGTATTGTTCAGTTTATCTTTCGATTTTCTACTTACACTCATAATAAAATCAGCGTTCATTACCTTAGCGTAAGAATCTGCAATCTTATCAGCTTCAATAACTTCTGAATCCATACCACTTCTATTGGTTTGAGATGCTGTCCAAATTGGTAATCCCAATATACCACCCATTCCTCTTAATTCTATATAAACTCCACCTTGCTCACCATAAGTTGAATCGGATTTGTTTGTAGTAGAAAGTAGTAAATCGGCATAATCAATAAGAACCAAATCAGGTTTATTACCAGCTGCGGTCATTTTCTCAATATGAGATTCAATGTTTCTAGCGGAAATACCCTTTGGTGGAAAGTATTTAATAAGTAACTTACCTTTTAAATTCTTAATCTTAGAATATATTGTATCTTTTCTATCTTTTAGGTCAGCTGATGGGATTTGTGTAAATATGGTATCATATCGTTGCCCCACATAATGTTCAGAAAGTTCTAATGAGTAATGTACTACATTAAGTCCAGCTTTTACAGCGGCTGCCCCTAATGCACATAGAACCCAAGTCTTTCCAACACCAGATGGTGCAACTACAACTCCCAATTCACCCGGACCTAAACCACCATCCATAAGTTCATTAATACAATCCCAATCAGTTGGTACAGTACTTCTATTCAAATCTTCATTACGTTCTTCAAAATCTAAAACATAATCTAAACCTAAATCAGTATCAACTCCAACTTTCATAGCTTTATCTACCAAATCTTTGATTCTATCATAAGAACCAGCTTTTAGTAAATCAACTGATTGTACAATTGCTTCTTTAAGATTTTGGTTAATACAAAAGTTTGAAAACTCTTTCTTTACATAATCCAAATCAGTATCACCCAATTGAGTAAATACTAATTTGAGTTGCTCAATGATTCTTTTTTGCATCGAAGGTTCTTCAATCTTCGAAATTTCAACTTTAAATACATCTAATGTTGGTGACTTTTTAAAATCATCATAATAACTCATTATTTCTTCAACAATCCATTTGTTTGCTTCAGATTCAAAGAATTTAGGATGTATGATTTCTCTAAGTGTATCTAATAAACGAACATCTACAATCAAAGATGATAACACCTTTGTTTGAAATGATTGTCCATATTTAGATAGAGTGTCTACGTTTTGCATTTATATAACCTAATTTGATTTCACAAATATACAATAAATTTGTGATAAAACCTAATTTATTTTGTAATAATGTTGTGGAATGTTGATTGTAACCAATCATTGATATCCCGCCAATTCTGAAGTACCTTATATTTGTTACCAACTTTAAGGAAATCTAACTTATTGAACTGAATATCTTCTTCAGCAAATCTGTCCAATATTTTCAATTTCTTATTAGTTGGAATATGTGGTTCATCTAACTCCATTAACCTCTTATTCATCAAAAGTTGGTCTTTTGCTTCTAAGATATCATTATAGAGTTTAATCTTCCCCTTCTTCTCCTCACACATTTGAAAGAACTCATCATGAGTTATTAGTCTATCCTCAGATAGTTCAGGAAACCTCTTTAAAAGAGTTTTAATACCACATCCTTTAATACCGGGTATGTTATCAGATTTATCACCATCTAATGTACGATACAAAAGTAGGTTTTGGGGCCAGATACCAAATTCATCAAATACCATCTGTCTATTGTATAACTTCTTCTTAGTAGGTGAAAATACCAATACCTTATCTGAAACTAATTGTAGAAAATCTTTATCAGTTGAAACAATTACCACTTCACCATCTAACTCATTTTGAGTATATTGGGTTAAGTATGCAATAGTATCATCTGCCTCAATTCCATCATAAACCATAGTTGATACTGGTAAGTAATCTAAGATATCATTCAACCAAACAAATTGTTGTCTCATTGATAATCTCTCATCTTCTTCACTCATCATCTCACCATAGGTACGATTGACTCTGAATCGGTTTTTCTCTCTTCCAGCTTTGTATCCTTCGTGAATTTGTTTTCTTGATTTAGAACCATCTTTACCATCGAATGTAACCACAACTCTCGTTGGGTTAAATTCTCTGATTTGATATCCAATGGATTTGAGTGAACCAATCACCCCACCCGTATGGTCACCATCCTCATTCATTGTGGGGTTGGTTGTCCAACTACGGATAAAGGTGTTTAGTCCATCAATAATAAGAACTCTACTATTTCTCTCTCGTAAATGATTTGTTTTATGCTCCTCACTCACTTCGTTGAGGATATCTTTGTAGAGTTTTTTCATTACGTTGTTGTTGTTGTATAACCATTACCATTAATCAATCCAGTAGTATTACCAGAAAGATACTTTTCAATTGCTGCCAATCTATCATCTGAATCTATTAACATCTGAAGTGCTTCTTCAGCGTTTTCATAGAAATCTTTTGTAGAATGGTCACCAATCCCAGCAGGATGATTTTCCAACAACTCCAATGTAAGGAGTGCCTTTGCTTTATCAGCTTCCGCTGATGTTCGTAACATATTTGCTAATTTACTCATAACTTATTATTTTTTTAATTTAATCTCCGATTACTTCATTATCAACAACTAAGTTGTCTAAATCTTCAGCTGCGGATTTGTATTCTCTGATTGTTGCTTCACAAATTTTCTTATAAATCTGCTCTTCCAAATCTTTATTAGTTTCCATCAATTCAGGGAAATCTTTAGCTTGGAATTTATGCTCTTCACCAGTTTCAGTATCAACGTAAGTGTACCATGCACCACCTTGCGAAAGAATTTTGTTTTCTTTCATAATAGCCAACCAAGCACCGTGATTATCAATACCTCTATCGAACATTATATCGAAATCAGCGTGTCTAAGTGGTGGGCCCATTCGGTTTTTAACAACTTGTGCTCTTACCTTAATACCAACAATTCTATCGGTACCATTTACCTTAGCCTTAATACTTCCCATTCCCTTTAATCTCAAACGAACCGATGCGTGGAAAGCGATTGCTTTACCACCAGAGGTAGTCCAAGGGTCAGAGAATGGCATTGCGTTCATCTTCTGTCTTAACTGATTTGTGAAAACCAATGTGATTTTCTGTCTACCAATTAAGTTAGTGATTTTACGCATTGCCTTTGAGATGATGATTGCCTTATCGGTTGCGTATCCATCTTTACCATAATCTGCATCCATCTCCTTTTCAGTTGATGCTGCTGCAACTGAATCCACTACGATTGTTACGAGTTTATCTTTCGATGCGATTCGTACTTTCTCAATAATGGTTTCAGTATATTCGAAACATTGTTCTACTGTCTCAGCTGCTACATATAGTAATTTAGATACATCTACTCCAATTACTTCTAAGAACTCTCTACTTACTGCGTTCTCAGTATCAATCAGTACAGCCACACCTCCCTTTTTCTGCGTTTCCGCAAGGAGGTGAGCTGATACTAATGATTTTCCAGATTGTTCCAATCCAGTAATTTCGGCGATTCTACCAACAGGAAATCCACCATAAGGTCTATTCGAAATGGCAACGTCTAGCATTGATGCTCCAGTTGAAACCCAATCGGATACATCNGTAGGGGAATCTCCCCCGTCCAAAAAGAATGCTACCTTTTGGTCTTTTGCTTGTTTGTTAAGAGATTCGGCAAGTAAACTTGCCAAATCATCTTCTTTTGTCTTTTTTGCCATTAAGTTTTGGTATTATCCGTTAAATAAATCATCGAATGCTGATGCCACATCATCAAGCTTTTTTCTATCTTCTGCCGCTGGTGCTGCTGCTTGAGGAGCTGCTGCAACTGCTGGTTGAGATTGTGGAGCTGATGGAGTTGAAAGAGTTTGTTCAGTTACACTTTCTTCACCAGCTTCTGCAGTTGGGTTTAACCAACCTTCTAATACACCTTTTAATTCTTCATAAGATAATTCTTGGTAGATATCAGTAATATTAGTCTGATTTTCTACAAAGTTAGCCATTGCAGCTGAATCTTCTGAAATTGGTGTTTGATTTGGTTTCATACGGATTGAAGTAACAGGGTAAGAAGTTCCTGCATCTTCAGCTGATACATAATCAATAGTGATATCTCTACCATTTGTTGGGTCAGTAATATCTCCATAATCAGGATCAGCGATGTAACCTAAGATTTCTTGGTAAACNGTCTTACCGAATCCCCAAAATTTAACTCCTTCNTTTTCTTCACCTCTTACNATAACAGGCACAAATGTACGNAGTTTTGGCTCCATTTTTTTGGCTGCTTTCCAATCTTCCTTATCACCCATTCTTTTAAGTTTGTCAGCAAACTCTACAATAGGGTCAGGACGCCCAAAGGACATCGGAGAAAGGTAAGATTTGTTGTTAATGTTGTAGTGGAAGTAAAGTTCGATGAAAGGGTTTTCTTTGTTGAACTTGTAAGGTACGATACGAACTTGCGTTTTACCTGGAGATGGTTTCCAAAGATTTCCTTTTGTACTCCCAGTGTTTTGTAGTTTGTTCAGTCTACCTCTGATTGCGTCTAAGTTAATAGCCATAATTTTTAAGTTTTTAAAAGTTTATAATTGTTTAATGGTTTTATTTTAGTGTCTTTCCTACACCATGTATAAATATCAAAAAACCTACTTTTTGGATGGTTTTTCTCCATTTGTTGATACAAATATACGAAATAAATTCCACATATCCAAACCTTTTTTTAATTTATTTTCGGTGGCTGGAAATCTTCCATAATTTCCCATTCCATCGTAATCTAAACATAGTTGTCTTTGTTCCATATCTTTGTATTTACACAAATATACGAAATAAAATTGATATAAACAAAGAAAGGAGGAAATTTCTTTCCTCCTTTTTTAAATTTGTTTTATTTTATCTTACAAAGATACCAACATATCCAACAACTCTTGCTGAGGGAACATATCGAATTTATCTTTACGAGTGTTGGTATGAGTCCAAACACCTTTTACTTTACCATAGTATGCATCTTCATTAAATTCAAATGCATCAGCACCTTTTTCTTTAATCAATGTAGGTAACCCAGCTCTGATATCAATACCATCTCTTTCAGCGATGAATTGCATCCAAAGTTTTAGATTTTCGATTTGTTTATCAGAATATTTGTGCCAAGTTGAGTGTCCTCTAAATGGTTTTGCTAAAGTTACAATTTGAGAAGGGTCAACTGATGTACCAGCATATGTTTTACCATTAACCACATACCCAAAGTTACACACTT